CGTCGACCTGCTGGCGGCATACCCGGTCGGCAAGTTCGTCCAGCATCGGCCGCGCGTCAACGGCGATGTACCGGTCCGAGAGGGCGTCGATCGTCTCCTCGCCTGGGCTGGATTGTTTCGAAACCACGGTCTCAAGGGCTGGCTGACCGAGTCGGAGAACGCGTGGAAGCCGATCCGACTCATCGAGTATCTCAAAGGCGCGTCGAAGGAAGACATCGCGTACGCCAAGCAGCTTGCTGCCCGTCTCACGACGAGCGGCGGAGCGGCTGTCCCCGAGACCCTGAAGGTCACGGTCGAGTACCCCAAGACGACGGGCACGTCCGGGTCTTCTCGGTTCCGCGAGCTCCAAGAGTGGCTCGGCATGGAGCTCTCCAAGGCGATCCTCGGCCATACGCTGCTCTTGGAGAGCGGTGATCGAGGCGCCCGAAGCCTAGGTGAGGTCGGCTACAAGATGGCACAGGGCAGGCGCGACGCGAGAGCACTGGCTCTGGCCGTCACGCTCAACGCCTTGATGGTTCAGCCGCTCGTCGCGTTTAACTCGCCATCGAAGCGTGCCCCGCTTCTCCTGCCCGACATCAAGTCCGAGATCGACTTGGTCCAGTTCTCGAGCGCAGTCGACGCTCTAGCCAAGCGGATGAGAGTCGGAGCGAACTGGGTGCGCGGTCAAGCCCGGATACCGGAGCCCGGAGCCGACGAAGAAATCCTGACGACCGGAGCGAAACCTGGCCCCTATGGCGAAACAGCAGAAGATCCAGAATCCGAAGCACCGGTGCAGCCCGGTCCAGACGAGGAAGACGACCTCGCCGAGCCGGATTCGGCAGACGACGAGGAGTGACGGTGTTGGCCGCCTGCGATCCGACATCGACACGAGAGATCTGGTGATGAAATGAGCAAATCGACCAGAGCATGCGGTCACACGCACGAACTCCCTTTCTTCGGGCAGCACACGCACATGTTGGGCGGACACCCCGGGAGCTCAGAACGCGGTTCCGAGCACGATGGCATCATCCGACGAGACTTTGCCATCGAGGTGAAGGCCGGCTCACTCAATGAAGAGCAGCGGTCGATCCGCATGATCGCGTCGACCAACGCGGTCGATTCCTACGGGGATATTGTCGAGCAGTACTGGGATCTCGAGCGTTTCAACAAGAATCCTGCCGTTCTGTACAACCACAACCGCGCTTCTGGCGGTTTCTTCGGAGGCTCGCTACCGCAAGCCGAGACCATTCCGGTCGGCTACAGCATCGACCATGGCGTGGTCGGCGGGCGGCTCGAGTTCGAGCCCAAATTCTCGGACGACCGAGCGTCTCCTCTCGCTGAGAGGGTCTGGCAAGGCGTCCGACAGCAGGTGCTGCGAACAGCATCAGTCGGCTTCCGGCCGGGAGCAGTGGAGAAACTACTGGACCGAGACGGCAATCCCACCGGCGGCTACAGGATCGGATCTCCGACGGACCCGAACAAGCTGGTCGAGATCTCGATCGTTCCGCTGCCCGCGAACCACGAGGCCATCGCGCTGAGCGGCGACCACGACTACCTCGAGCGACTCGCTCAGAGGGCCATCATCCACAATGCCGCAACAGCGGCGGGAGCAAGCACCATGGACGACGTCGAACCCACGGAGACCGAGCAGGCCGTGCCTGCAGTGGCCGCCGTGCCCGAGGTCCGGGCCGATGATGCCGCCGCTGAAAAGCAGCGCGTCGCCGAGCTCGAGGCCCAACTCCAACAGCAGAACGCCGAGCTTGCGAGGCTTCGGGCGGACGCGGAGCGTGCCGAGACGGAGCGCGCCGAGTCGGACGTTTCCTCCATGCTGGGGAGGAAGTTCACGCCAGCGGCTCAGCCCGCCATGCTCCGGCTCCGGAAGCTGGACAAGGAGCTGTTCGTAGAGCTCACGTCCGCATTGACGGACCTACCCCTCACCCTTCAGGTGGTTTCAGACGAACCCCCTGCTGCACGTAGTTACGAAACAGCCGACCAGCGTCTCGCTGCTGCGGCAAGGAGCAAGCAGTAATGACGACTGCACGACGAGCGGAAATCGAAACCCTCGGGTTCATCGATCAGGACGAGGTGGACTCCACCGCCGGGACCGAAACGATCCGGCAGGGCATGCCGGTCAAGTGGGGAACCGCTGGCCTCGTGGAGGCTACCGGAGCAACCGACGAGATCCTCGGGGTTGCGTACACCAACGAGGACGGGGCATGGCCGGCCACCTCTGGCGAGCGCGTCAACTACGTGCGTCTCGGCAGCCCCTGCGTCGTCCCCTGCCGAGTCGGCGCCGCCGGCACGACAATCCGCGCTATCGTTGTCCCCGACACCAACGGCGTCGTGGACACAGCCACACGGACGGCTCCGGGAACCACGCTGGCGAACGCCGTTGGCCGCGCCGTCGCGACCGCCGTTACCGGCGATCTCGTGGGCGTCTACCTGGGCGAAAACCGCGCCTTCCACACCGGCACGTAACCCAAGTTTCGCGACCTTTCGAAGGAGCTGACACATGTCTGGATTCAACAAGCCGCTTCCCGCGGCCGCATTCCGCAACACCGACGAATTCCCGGTCATCCGCACCGAGCGCGGGCTCGCGTACGACCGGCACGTCGCGAACCTGAGGGGCCTGATGCAGGACCCAGAGCGGGCCAAGGACTGGCTCGACGCCAATCAGGCGATCAAGAACCTGACACCGGGCACGACCACGACCGTGCAGGTCCTCCAGGATCTGTCGATCATGTACGCGAACGACGAATTCATCGGTTCGCGCCTGCTGCCCGAGTACACGATCCCGACCGCCAAGGGACTGAGCTTCGAGTACTGGAAATACCCGAAGCGCAACAAGTTCCAGATCCCGAACACCAAGGTGGGCAGCGGCGGCGCCGTCAACCAGGTGTCGGAGTCTGTTGAGAGCGCCAGCGGCGAAATGGTCAAGCGGGCTCAGAAGGAGTTCGTCGACGCCTGGGATCAGAGCATGTGGGACACGATCATCCAGGACATGATCGACCCCCAGATGAACGTCTTGGACGCGATGGCACTCGAGCGAGAGTACCGCCAGGCTACGCTGCTCTGCACCTCTGGCAACTACGGCAGCAACACCAGCGCCGTCACGACGACATGGAACAGCTCGACGGGTGGCAACCCCGGCAAGGACGTCGACGCCATCAAGTCCAGCATCTGGCGCGGCACCACCCAGACACGGGTGGTGGCGTTCACCAGTTGGGACGTGCACCGCGTGCTCAAGCGCCACCCCGTCATCCTCGACACCTTCAAATACGGCGGCAACGCCCCGATGCAGGCGACCACCGGGATGCTGGCCGAGTACTTCGAGGTCGACGAGTACGTCGTTGGTTACGGCCGGTACGACTCGGCGAACGAGAACCAGGCGAGTGCGACCTATACGAATCTGTGGTCGAACGTGTTCGGTGTCGTCCGGGTGGCGGCACGCGCCTCGAGGCGCAGCGCGTCGTTCGGCACGACGTTCGTGCAGGCACCGACGCAGCTCTCGTGGTTCGAGAACGGGCGAGGCGGCAAGGGCGGCTACTGGACACAGTCGGCGGACGCCGATGTCGTCAAGGTCATCTGCGCCGACTGCGGCTACCTCCTGACCGGCGTCTTGACGTAATGGCTCACCAGGGCTCCAGGGGGCCCGCTGCACCTGCGGCGGCCCCCAGACCTGCGGCCTACGAGGTCATGGGCCCGGGTGGTGTGGTCGTGGACGGCGTTCTGCGCGGCAAGGGCGCCGTCGTCGAGATCTCCGCTGCAGACGCGCAGCGAATCAACCGAACGAGTCCGGGATTGCTTCGCCCGATTCAACGCTGAGCGGACATGGCCTACTACATCACCACGACCGCCATACTCGAGAACCGCATCTCGGCGGCAGTGGTGAAGCGCATCTACGATGACAACAACGACGGGACCGCAGACACGAACCCGGTCACACAACTCATCGTGGATGCGGAGGCCCGATTCGAGGGCTACTGCCGAGGTATCTACGACCTCGCGGCCCTGAGGGCGGCGCATCCTGCCGAGGCCGTCCGGATGTGCCTCGACATCGCCGAGGCGCTAGCCTGCAAGCGATTTCCGAAGGCCGCTACCCGAGAGTGGCTGCCGCTGTGGCAGGCTTCCGAAGCTGAGCTCAAGGCCCTCCGGAAAGGGGAGACCAGACTCGACATCGAGGGCTCTCCGGAGCCAGCGGCCAACGAGGGTGGCGACTACTACGAGCAGGGATACGGCCTCGCGGACGAGGACTCTCAGCCGTCCTCCTACACCAGAGACGGGTTCGGGTCGTTCTGATGTCGGACACCATCGGCCTGACGACGCTGCCCATCGCGGCCCCGGCGCTGACGACCGACGTCGTTGGCGACATGTTGCCCCAGCGGCTCGGGGCCTTCCTCAAGGCCGCGCTCAACCGCATGGGGAACACGGCGTGGAGGACTCGCGGGTCGCCGAGCGCCAATGTCGTGGAGCACGTCTTCTACCGAAACCCGAAGCGGCTCTTCGATGAATCGAGGCTTCCGGCCCTCTACTTGTGGCGGGCCACCTCCGCCCGACGGCGCGAAGCAGACGACGTCCTGAAGGTGGTCTCGCGGATTCAGATCTACTGGGTCTCGGAGCCAGCGCAGGCCGATACGGACGTCGCCCGAGAGCCCTTCGAGTACGCGATCGACCGCATGATCGCCCGGGCGCTGCACCGGGAGCGCGACACGGCGTGGGTCGTGACGGGCGACACAGACCCGTTGGCGGCGAGCCAGGGCAGTTACCTGCCGACATGGCTCGGTTACAACTGGATGCTCAAGCAGGAAGCCAACGAGCTCGAACTGACAGCTCAGCTCGTGGACGGAGACGGGTCTCGCAACGCTGCCTTCTACGGACTTGCGACAAGCGTCGAGGTAGAAGAGTTGGCGTCGTGGGACACGAGCCTGGGTACCTACCCGGCGGCAGTCGATATGGCGGTGAATCAAGGCGGGCGAGAAGCTGGAGCCATCTACGAGCCCGATATGGTCGACGGAGAAATCGTGACATTGGGCAATGAGATCGTGCGGTGGCAAGGGGCTGCGGTGACGCTCGATGGCTAAGATCGGGCTTGCGTGCGTCGACAGCCTCGCGCCGGTGTCGACCGAGTTGGACGTGGGAGTCTGGACGAGCATCGGAGGAACTTTCTCGCTGGCGCCGCAGTCGACCTTGTTCACGCTGGGAACTCCCGGCGCGACGGCCATCCGATATGCTGGCGACTCATCGGCCGTCGTCTTGGCATGGGCGAGCGTGACGGTAGACCCTGACGAAATGGGCAAGCTGATCGCGATCCAGTTCTTCGTGGAAGGGGTCGCGTGCGGGCAAACCGCACAGGTGTCGCCTCCGAATACTGGCTCAGCGAACATGACGCTACCCGGGCTGCTCTGGGTTGGAGCATCCGAGGAGGTCGAGCTCAAGGTCGCCAATCTGACGGACTCCACGGATG